CCGGTGGTGAAACTCACGATGCCGGCATAGAGCGGTACCGAGCCGCCGGGCTGCGAGACATACAGATTGTAGCGGCCCGAGGGGGCGCTGGCACCGATGGTGAACTGAACATCGAAGGCGGCGGCGTTGGTGACGTTCACGGTGGCGGTCTGCTGGGTCGACAGACCCGAGATGGGGTCAGCGACTGCCGCCACGACCTTGACGGTCGAGCCGGCGGTGAAGCCGACATCACCCGCCGGCAAGCTCGTGATGGCTGCGGCGGTGACCCCAGCACCGCTCGCCGCGAGCAATGACTGGATCGGGAGCAGGTTCGAGCGCTTCCAGCGGACGCCACGCCACCGGCCGATCTCGGCGTTGAAGAGCGCCGTCGTCTCAGCGTACTGGTGCGAGAGGACGAACGTCTGATCGGCCGCCGCGTCCTGCTCGGTATAGGGGTCGATCACACCGGCGTACATGGCGCCGGCGAAGGTCGGCGCGCCGAGCTGGCGGAGCGTGGCGACGATACCCGAGATGAAATTGGTATTGGCGACGTCGCCGGCGACCAGCGCCGAGCGCGACGCGCGGTTGTTCGGGAAGACGACGACGCCACCCGCCATCAACACCTTCTGGATCTCGCGATCCTGCAGCTCCGCCGACGAGTTCCCGAGCCGATCCTTCGCTGCCTGCAACGCCGGATGCTTCGTCGTCATGAGCGCGACGTCCGAGAGCGAGCAGACCATGCCCCACTGCTCGAGCACGGCAGTCACCTTGTTGACGATCAGTGCCGTCGAGTCGGGCGTGATGCCCTCGGTGATCGGCGACCCCGGCAGCGGCAGCCGCTCGTAGCGCTGCGCGGAGTACGTCTTGCCCTCGCCTTCCGGCATGTTCGGCGTGTCGCCGATGTCCTGGAAGACGGTCAGCTTCTCCGCGATCGCGAGCAGCTCGTCCTGTAGCCAGAGCGGCGCAAGATCGTTGACGAGTGTGGTGCTAGTCGATAGCCCGGGGTCCGTGTAACTGTAGGTGCTGCCCGCCATCGCGCGGCCCTCCCTCTACCTCTCAGAGCGTTGCGCCCTCGAGGACCTTGCGTTTTTCCTCGAGGGACAGGCGGGCGAACTCCTCTTTCGACTGCGGTGCCCGCGGTTGTTTTGTGGGTTCCGGGCCTGCCTTCTGCACCGTCGCGCCACCCTCGGTGACGGCGGCAGCGGCATTGGCAGCCCGGCGCTGGTTGTCAGCAGCTTTCTCGGCCTCGCGCTCAGCGAGTAACGTATCCATATATTTGGGGTCTTCCATGCGGCGTGCCTTGACGGCAGCAACCGCCTGCTTACGGGTAATCACCTGGCCACGGTTCCGGTACTCGGCGCGGAGCCGGTCGACCTCTTCGGCCAGCGTTTCGTACTTCGGCACCTCTTGCCGCGCGGAGATGAGATCGACGACGTCGGCCATCCCTTCGAGCCCGTTCAAGATCGGCCCGGCGAGGACCTGGAGGAATGCGGCGAAGATGGGCGCATGCTGCTGCACCGCCTCCTCCGTCCAGCCGCCGCCGAGGGACTGCGCGACGCGCCGCGCGTCGGCTTGCGTGAGCCGCACGAGTGGCATCTGCTCCGGCATCGCTTGCTGCTGCGGTGCCAAGAGTCGGAGTGTGGCGTTGGCAGCGGCCAGCTCCTCGCGGGCCTCGGCATGCTTCTGCCGAAGTGTCTCGAGCTCGGAGGGGGATGGGGGGGCGGCCGGCGGAGCCGGGGTCGGAGTCGGCTCGACCGGTGCGCCCCCGGGTGCCTCAGGGGCGATTGCGGGTGCGGTGTCGTCACTCATGGGACGGGGCGCTCGCTCGCGACGTCGGGTGGGTCGGCCCACCACGAGAGTTGCGACGGTTCGGGCTCGACGGGCTGAGTATTGATGCGGTCACGCTCGGCGCGGGCACGGAGCCCGAGGAGCGCGAGCGTCTGGCAGAGCGCGGGGCGCAACAGATGTTGCAGCTCCTCCACTTGCCCGCGGCATTTGGTGATGGCGTGCGGGTCGGTCAGTTCCTTGTCGAGCAGGTAGGCGATCCGGTCGCGGACGTAGCGCTCGAGGTGCTCGTGGTACGACGTCCCGCGGAGCGCCGCGGTAACGTTCGCGAGCTCCTCGGGGTCGATTGCGACTAGTTCAGCATCCATATCTTAGAACGCCACCCGGCCGGAACGCATGCCGCGCGCGACCGCGCGACGCATCGGCGAGCCGCCGACACCGGCGGCCATGGCGGCACCCATGGGGGTGGATTCCGTGCGTTCCTCGGCGGCGGCGGGCAGCGGGCCGCGAGCGCTGAGACGCGGGAGGGGATTCTGGACCGGTGGCCCCATCGACCGTGTCGCCCGCGGGCGAGGCGGAGGCGGCAACGGGGGCGGCGCACCGGCACGGCCGGCCATGGTGCCGAGCTTCGCCTTGCGGCCCCGTGGGGGCGCCGGCGGCGCCACGTACAGAGATTTTCCGCGGCCGCCGCGTTTCGGTCCCGGTGGCGGCACTTGCTTGCGTGCCATCGGGGCACGCCGTCTTAGCGCTTCAAGACGGCTTGTCAATCCCACCGGTTAGGTGAGTAGCCGCCGCGGGAGCTCGGCGAGACTGATCCGCGCGGGAATGAGCCCGACGAGCGAGAGGAGCCAAAGGATTAGGGCGATGACCAAGACAACACGAATGATTTGCTTGATCGCCGGGTCGATCGGCAGGAGCGTTTCGACAAGGTAGAGGACGAGCCCGATCACGATCAGCACCACGATCAACTGAATGAGCGGCATCGTCTCGCCCTCCGGGTTACGTTGTCGTCGTTACCGCCGTCGTGGTGGTCGTGCTGGTGGTAGTCGTCGTCGTCGTCGTGCTCGTCGTGGTCGTGGTCGACGTCGACGGCACGTTGGCCGCCGCCGCGCCACACCCAGCGCTTGCGGGGCCGCAGCCGCCGACTTTCGCCGGCCCGCGCGGCTGTGCCGCGACGACGGTCGCGATGGCGAGCGCCACGAGGCTACGGGCCAGCACACGCATAGAACACCGTCGTCGAGCAGCTCGCGCACGCCGTCACGTTCGCCCGGTAGGTGCATGTCGGTTGCAGCATAGACACCACCTGGCTCGGTGTCGCCGCGGCGAGTGACATGCTCGAATTGGCGACCGGTGCCCAGTTGGTGCCGTCGCATGACATCTCGACGACGACGGTTGCGGTACCGGCGGGCGAGGTCGCTTGCACGACGAGCGCCGGGGCGGCACGGGCAATGAGTACGTCTGGCGTCGGCCCAGTCGTCGTGAGCGTCCCGCCGAGCTGCCCTGACGGGCACGTCTTGGTCGCAGCCCCTGCGCTGCCGAGCGTATAGATAAGGAGGAGCGGCACGAGGAACTTGGCCTTCCCGCTTCGGAGCTTCGAGAGCGTCTGCGCGAGCGCCGCCTGCCGCTTCGTGCGGGTCGATGCCTGCGAGCCCTCTTTGAGGACCGAGCGGGCAAAGGCCCCCGTCGACTTACCCGCGGCTTTCGCCTTCGCCTTGAACGCACCCGGCCGCGATATCGCCCCGGCGATCCAGTTCTTTGCCATCATTACCTCGGGAGCCGCGGGAGGCGGCGGAATAGGTCGGCCACGTTTCCCGTCGTGCCGACACGGCCCTGTCCGAGCGGCGCCGGCGGTCGAATCCCTAAGAGCGTCTTCGCCTTGTTGCGGGCGCCGCTATGGGGCTTGAAGAGCGGCGTCCCGGGGACCTGCGGCGGCGTCGGGCCGATCCGCCGCCCGAGCGTGTTGATCCCCTGATTCGGCGTCGCCCCTATATAAGGAGGGGGCCCACCGATGGCGCCGACGGGCGGCGGCATCGGCTGCGTCGGGTAACTCGGGGGAATCGGCGCCCCGGGCGGAGCGCCGGGCGGTGGTCCCATACCCGGCCCCGGGCCCGGCATGGGGGGCAGACCGCCCGGCCCCGGGCCGCCAGGCATCGGAGGCAACCCACCCGGCCCCGGAGCCCCAGGCGGGCCCCCGAGCCCCGGAGGCCCCTGCAAGGTGGCCATCGCTTGCTGCAACCGTTGCACCTCGTTGGCGACCTCAAACCCGAGGTGGTCTTGCACGTGCTTTGCCATGAGTGCGTGCGCGTCGTCGGTGAGGTCGCCACGATCCAGCACGTGCTGGTGGCCCTGCACGTGCTCGACGTGATTGTCCGCGGGTGAGACTTGGACCTCGGCGGCGCGGTTGACGCGGGCGAGTGCGTTCTCGTAGCGCCAGTCTTGCGGCTCCTTCGGGCCGGTCGACTTCAACACGCGGTCAGCATTCGGCAGACCAAGACCGAGCGACCAGTACTGGGTCAGTACATACTTCCAATCGACGGTGACGTTCTCGGCAGCGAGCTGGTCGGGAGGGACCTGCACGAGGAGCGCGATGCCCTGCACCATCTGCTGCGCTCTCACTTGCTGGTTCAGCGCCGACGTCGTCCCTAACCATTCCCACTCGTACTCGCCGACGAGGTCAGCAACCGTGACCGGGTGCTCGAGGAGCTCGACACCATCCTGGCCCGCCACCTTTAGGACGATGTCCCGGTCGAGGCATTGCTGCGCCAAGATGTCATTCCGCTCGAGGAGCGGCTGCATCACATCGTCCTCGAGGTTCTCGATGATCGCGCGAATGTCGACGGCGCTATCCGCGAGCTGCGCCGCCAGGCCACTGGCCCCGCCGGTGCCACCACTCGCCGGTGCCTGCCCCGGCACGATCGGCCGCGCCGGCGTCGGAGCGACCAAGTTGTCGCCAATCCCGAGGTAGCCCTGCACCGCGTCGAACCCGGCTTGTGCGGCGCCTGTGGGTGGCGTTGTGAACTGTACGCCCTGCGGGTTGGCGAGCCACTTGGCACCCGGCGTCATGCGGAGCGACGTCGGATCCTGCACCGCGCCGATATCGACGACTGCTATCGGGTTGGTCGCCCAGACGAACGCGTCGGACGACTGGTTCCCGAGATCGTTGACGAAATACTGAATGTAATCGAATATTTCGGGTAGTCCTCGACCATAGAACTCCTCGGCAACTTCGACGAACTTGCCGCAGAGCCATTGCGAGCCGCCATGGAAGAACGGCCGCTTCTGTACCCGGAGCGGCACCGTGTCGGCACCGAGCGTCACCAGATAGCGCTCCGGGCCGTCGCCCTCTAGGTCGGCGACCCACGAACACTCGGTGACGTCGAGCGGCCGGAGCCCACTCGGAAGATTCTGGTCAAGCGGCGCCGTAAAGCCCTTGTCAGCAAGGCGGATAGCAAGCGCATCATATTTGCGGCCCCCGGACTGGCTCGAGCCCCGCGACCCGACCGCCTCGTCGTAGAGCGCGAGCAACTCGTCGACGTTCTCATAGATGTTCGTCGACTTGCGGTCGCCGGGGTTGAGCGGCCGGTTGGCGAGCTCGTTCACGTGCGCACGGGTGACGCAGCGATCCTCGAAGGCCAGCGTCGCATCGTCGACGCTGCCGGCGGTGACCGGCCAAACATAGAACGCGAAGAGGTCAACCGGCTCGAAGGTCGGCCCCAAGAAGTCGGCGACCGTCTCGATCACCTGCTTCGTGCGCCCAGTCGGGGCGCCGTCGTCGTCGAGAATGTCTTGCAGCGCCGGCTGCTCGTGCTCGATGCAGCGCCATACGTTGCGCACCGGCGACGTGCCGTACATGACGAGCTGGCGGAGGAACGGCAACGCATGGCGGCGGAGCCGCATGTAGCGCCGCATCCAGTACTTCTGCAGCGCCACCTTCGCCGGCACGCGTTTCTCGAAGTCTTCCGCAAGCGCGCGGCACGCGAACCAGTCGTTGTCAGGGAAGAGGTCGCGTTTCAGGCGGGTGACCCACTGCTCGATCCACCGGCGGCCAATAGGGAAGTAAGTGTTTGTCCTACCCCTGTAACCCTGCACGTCGTGCCGCAAGCCCCAGATGCGGTAGTAGCGCAGCCACCGGTCCCGCAGCACCATGCGCTCGTTGCGCGTGAGCGTCACGAGCGGGCAGAGCTCCTGGCGGATGCGGAGCTTTATCTCCGGGTCAAGCGCCAGGTTGACCGGCGGCTCGCCGCGGGCGGGCGAAAGCGGCGTCGTGTCGTCGTCGCTCTGTCGAGCCGCCCCGCGTGCCATGGTCGGGGCGCCCGTCTACTACAAGCTGGGCGGCGTGACTATCCCACCGGATTGACTGGCAGGCTTCCGCCGTGCGCGATCCAATGCCCGCTTGCAGGTCCAGCACTCCCGACTCACACGGCCAGGCTTTCGGTAGGTATTGCCCGGCTCGTAGGCATGGCCCCTCGGGCAAGAGGTACGTCGCGCATTGCGCCCACCCCAACCGTCTCCCCGCAAGATATTTTCCCGGTTCGTGACGACCTCGAGGTGCCGCGAATTCACGCATCGCGGATTGCGGCACATATGGTCAAGCGTAAGCCCGTCAGGTATCTCCTCGCGGCGCTCAAGCTCGTACGCGACCCGATGCGCGCTCCTCACAATCTGTCGCGCCCCATCTCGCCGCAAAGAGATCAACCCATAGCCGTCTCCGTTGCGGGCTCCGCACCATGGCCAGCACGCGTCACTGCCACCCGACTGGTCGACCTTCGCCCAGAAGCGCGCGAGGAACGTCATCCCACCGGAGGCGGCATGCCTATCCCACCGCTCGCGGCGGGTGCCGCGCCGGGCGGGTTGGAGGGGCGCCCGGCGCGGCTGGTCGTGCGGAAGAGGAACAGTCGAGACGTTTACCACGCGAGCCGGCGTGACACCATCCGGCGGCGTCGCGGCGGCATGCCCCGGCGGCGGAGCAATCGGCGCGTGCGGGCGCGGAGATACACCCACGCCTTGTAACACGCCCGCGAGCACGTCGGTGTCGACGAGTGCGCTGACGACGGCACGCGCCAGAAGACCTGACGGCACTCCGGGTTCGAGCAGACGAGGCGCACCTGCAGGCCGAGGGACCTACCACCCACGGAGCGTCAACCCCGCGCCGACGAGCGGTACAATCCACGCGCAATCTTGCTTAGCGATCTTCTGCAGCTTCTGCATCCAGTCGGCCGTGGCCCCCATCAAGTTGTCGTTCAGATAGTCGAGCGCATCCACCGCGTCTTTATAGGGGTGCGTGTTCTGCGGCTTGCCAGTTTTGGGATGGCAGGCGAAGCCGCCGGCGAGTGCGCTGTGTAGGATGGGACAGCGCGGCGATACCAACAGCGCGGGCGACGGCTCGGACTCCCCCGGCACGAGCACGCGGCGCAGCATCCGCTGCCGGAGACCCTCGAAGCGGCGGCCGTGATTCGAGAACGTCTGCAGCATGATGCCCGCCTTCAAGAGCTCGCGGCGGATGCTGCCGAGTTCCATCTCGTGGAGCGCTTCGGGGTCACCCGCATCGAAGCAGGGCCCCGACGCTCCCAAGAGGTCGAGCGTCATCGCCCTTGTGGCCTCGATCTGTCCCGTGAGACTCGCGTGCTCGAGCACGAGCTCCGCTAACACTAAAAGACGGCCCCAGGCATCGACCTGCGCAAAGATCGTCACCGGACACACTTGGCCGAAGTCCCACCCGCGGAGCATGCGTGCCGACGGGTTGACGGGGATCTCGCGCCGCATGAGTGCCGGCACGTACTCGGGCAGCACCGGATCGCCGCCGCCCAAGTCCCACGCGATCTCGAACTCGCGGGACCACCCACGCGGCGGCATGCCGCGCATGGCTTCCCGCTTCCACTGCGGGTCGCGTTTTTGGGGATCCGCAGTGTAATGAACCTCGACGACGTGGACGCCGTTTCGCGGGCAGTCCCATTCCGTGACGCCGTGGAGCGGTTGACCCGCCTTCGTGCGCGGGTCGGGCCGCTCGGCGAGGCTACTGCTCGAGAGAAACGGCGTCGGCTACTTCTCCGGCTCCGGCTCGGGCGCCGGCGGCCCCATCGGCTCTTCGGCGCAGTCGTCGTGCGCTTTCTCGGTCTCCTCCTCGTCCTCCTCCTCCTCGTCGTCAGGCGGCAGATGCTCGCTCTCGTCCTCGGGTGTCTTGGTCATGTCATGCCCCCGTCGTCGTTGGTGTCGTTGTGGTTGCGGTCGGGCCCCCAGGTCGCGGGTGCCAGCCCCACGGCTTGTCGTCATCGTAGAACTGGCCGCCGTGTCTCACCGACACATGCACATGATGCGCGTGCTTGTTCTTCCCGGTGTATTTTCGCCACATGCCCGCCGGATGCGGCTGCCCGGCCCCGCTGTAGATCCTGCCGTTGCTGATGACGTACTTGACGCGTGGCTCTCTTCCGGTGGCGACGCGCTCGCGGAGCCACTCGGCAAAGGCGTAGCTGTCGAAGCCGCCTTTCGGGTCATGGGTCCAATCGCGGGCGGTAACTACCTTGCAACATTTACAGGGATTATGGTCGCTTACGCTCGCCGCATGGCGCGTATCCCCAATACCACCGTCCGAGATCTTTGAACGCTGCGGCGCACTCGCATTGATCTCACCCAGCAACCCTTCACTCCCTGTCCCGCCTAGGCTGCGCGCTATACGCCACGCCATTGTGCTTCTCCTGTGTGCGGCTTGCGCAGCGGCAGCGCCGCGCAACTGGCCAACGCTAACCTCATGACCCGTCATTCCCTCCGCGGTACCACTCAAGGAGCGAGTAGGCGATCCCGACCACGACGAGGAGCCCGACCGCAAGCCCGACCCATCCGAGGAGCGTCATGGCGGGTCCGACTCGCCGAGCGGCAGCTCGTAGGCCGACTTCTGCTGCATGCCCATCCAGCGTTCCATCTTCTCACTGATCCGCCCGAGGCTGTCGGTCTGCTTCTGCAGCTCAATGGTCTGGCGCTGCAGCTCGATGGTCTCGTTCCGCTGGATCTCGATCAGATCCTTCGCGAGCTTCCCGTTCTCGATCAGGCGGTCGGTGACAAGCTCGACCTGGCCGCCGAACTTGAAGATGACGAACCAAAGAAGCACGCCGGCGACGACGATCGGGAAGCCAACTTGCGTCACGGCCCGAGAGACGACGTCGACCCACCCGATCCCGGGCACGACGACTTGCGGCGCCGGGGGGCCCGCGGGGGCCGTCATGGCGAGCGCTCCCACGAGGCGGGGCGGGCCGGCGTCGGCGGGGTACCGTCGGGGGCGACGGCTGTGTGGTGGGACACGTCCGGCGTCGAGCCCGCCCGGCTCATGGCGGGGCGCCCGTCTATCACGCCCCGGCGGTTAACCAACCCCCGGGGCTTGGTGCCACCCCGAAAGGTGCTAGACGGCTCCGGGCATGACGACCAAACACGAGACCCACGCCGCCACCCTCTCCGCCGACGACCCGGCCGCCAAACCCACCCTCACCGTCGACGACGCCGGGCGCAATGTCCTCTCCGCCCTCCACCACGTCGGCCCCGCCCGCCTCGGCCACGCCTACGGCTGCCCGTCTGAACACGCCGGCCCGTGCACCTGCGGCACTGCGGAGCTCTGGGCGAGCGCCACCGAGCTCGAGGAAGCCCTTTCGGCCCCTCCCGCCGCCTAATCCGGCCCGATTTCCCTCCGTTTCGGGTTTCCGAGCCCCGAAACGTCGGAAAAGAGCCGAAAAGAGAGCAAAATCGGCTCTGTAGGGTCGTTTGCGGGGTCAAATCCCCCGAAATCGCGCTTTTCCGCCTCTTTTCGCCCCCAAAAGCGCGCCCGCAGGCCGAAAATCGCCGGTCTAGGCACCCCCGGGGGCCATCTGCTAAGACGGCACGCCTCGTATGGGGCCGCCGCTCGTGCTCACCGCACCGACGGCGCCCCTTTGCGCACAATGCGGCGTCCGCCCCGCCGCGCCGCATCCGTTCCTCCCGGGTTTCTACAAGACGTGCGTCCGTTGCCTGCGGCGGCGGCGCACGAGACGCCGACACCGCCGCCATTGCCTCATGTGCCGCACCCAAGTGACCGATCCTACCCGTTCATGGTGCAGCGATACCTGCCAGCGCGCTTGGGGGAGACGACACCGCGCCGCTCTACGTGCGAGGATTCAGGCGAAGCTCGGCAACCGTTGCGCATGCGCGGGCTGCGTCTGGCATGCCGGCCGCTGCCTCGTCGACAGCCCCGACCTGCTCGAGGTCGACCACACGAAGCAAAATGGGCATGCCATACGCCGCACCCGCGCCGGCCGCCCCGCGCATAGCGGCGGCTACGCTGGCGTGCGGTACATGCGCGAAATCGCCGCCAACCCGAGCGGGCACGGTCTGGTACTCCTCTGCGCCAACTGCCACCGCGCCGTCACCGTCCAGCGACGCACTGAGTCATGACCACCGACACTTCCGTCGAGCGCTTAGCCGCCGCCGCCCGTGCCCTCCTCCAGCACCTCCGCGATCCCGAGATGGATTCCATCGCCGTCGTGGCCGCCATCCACGGCGTGGGCTACTCGAAGCCGTTTGCCGAGCGCGGAGAAGCCATCATCGCAGAGCTTGAGGCCGCCCTCGCCCAGGTGCCAACCCGGGGTGCATAACGCGTTATGCATTGACTCGCAGCCCTCGCACGCCGCATAGAAGCCTTCCAACGGGTGCCGACGGCCGGGAAATCCGTCGTGCTGGCGAGTGTGTTGGCCCTCCACGGGCGTTCGGTCCCTCGGACCGCAACGGCGGCGGCGCGGAACCGAAAGAAGCCACGTGACGGCCGCCTGTGTTCCCCCGCCTCGCGACCAGGGGGGTTCCGGCTATCGGCATCGCGCTTCCCTTCCGTTTCACCCCCCGATAGCCCCGAGCGCTACTCGGACGCCCCGTAATGCGCCATACCTCGATCGTACCTCACCGCTAGTTCTCCGCCCCGGGAGGGGGGGGACTAGGGGGGGGTGGGCCCTGGCCCGGCGAAGCCGGCGAGCACCAAGCACCAGCAGAGGCGACCAGCGGGAGCCGGTGCGTACCTTCCTAGGTTGCTACCAAACACGGCCACGGCTACCCGTCCCGCACAGGCAGGTGCTAGCTTGGTAGCCCAACCGCAGCGGCGCTGCCCGCCGCGCGCAGGTCGGCCGCTCCCTCCGGTCGCTCGCCCCCGGGGAGGAGCCCACAGCACCACCACTGTCAGCCAGCCAGCGAGCGAGCTAGCTAGCTTGGTCCCTGGCTGGCTGGGTCCGCCGGCCGGAACGAGCGGAGCGAGTGGCTGCTCCCGTCCGACGCCGGCCCCCCGTCTCGATGCTACCGAGGTAGCTGGCTAACGTCGTGTGAGCAGCCACCGACGGCCGGTGGCCGGGGGTGCTAACTCCGGGGGGCTGTGCATGTGCGAGCCCGCATGCTAGGGCGCCGGCACGTATGGGCGAGCGGTCATTCAGGGAAGGGGAGGGCACGAAGAAGAACGTTGGGCCGCCGGCGGCGATCGTGGCGGAGCGGCTCGCCAAGATGCACGTGGCGTCGAGAGCCTCACGGGAGGAGCGGAAAGCCGAGCAAAGACGCTGGCTTGAGTCGCTTTCAGGGATGAGCTTGGAGGAGTTGCGGAAGACCGCACCGGCGCGGTTCTGGTCGGTCGCGATGTTGCACTTGGGGGGCTATGACTCGTGTTCGATCGCGCGCTGCATTGGGTACACGAACCATGCGGCGGCGATAAAGGCGCTACGGCACCCGGCCGTCAAGAGGATCGTCGAGCTGGTACGGGCGGAGCAGTTGGAGCGGGTGATGCGGGGGGAGTATGGGGTCGCGGCGCAGGCGAAGGCGGCGGCGCCGGCGGTGATGGAGCATGTGGCGGAGCTGGCTGGAGGGGTGAAGGACAAGGTGACGGGGGAGAGACGAGGGAGGGCGCGGCGGGACAGCGATGCGCTGCGGGGTGCGGAGCTGCTCTTGACCGTCAGTGGCGACAAGGTGGAGCGGAAGGCCGTCATTCATGCCCACCTCTTCGAGCAGATGTCGGATGCGGAGCTGGAGGCGTTAGCGGTGCGTGGTGAGGTGCCGGAGCGTTTGAAGGG